GAACTGGGAACAATCTTAGGGCCTTCTGGGCAAATAAAAATGCTAAGGCACTTATCACTTTGAAGAGCCACTCCCGCACAACCTTCGAGAAGAAGGACAATGAGCCCCAATAATAGGAATCGCATTACCCACCCTCGCTATCGCAATCTACCCAACAACCCCCAAAGCTACCTACAGGTATACTAATTTCTGTAGTAGAAAGAATGACTCCATCAAACCATTCTTCAATAACTAAAGTAATTGTATTTCCGTCATTTACCCACCGTAGGATATTACCTTCTAGATTAATTTCTCCTGCTATAGGATTACCATCAGCGGGTGTATTCCCGTAGTTAAATAGCGACTCACTAATATCTTTAGCTAAAGTGGAGTAAATACGTGATTCTAGATTTCTAAGGAATTTAGCGAGAACAGTATTGTCTGCTTCACGCGCCTGCTCATCTAAAAGATCTTGAGCGGCTTCTGCTCGCTTATCAACACGCGTACGTTCTTGCTCGTCTATAGTTAGGTAGTGGGAGGATTGATTAATACCACTAAAACTAGGGTTACCAAATCTATGTATAAGTTCGCTGGCAACACTACTCTGGGGGATAAGAAATAAAAGCAACGTGAGTTCTACTAGCCATCTTTGTTGCCTAGTCTTTACGTTGATCATCCCTACCTGCTTTGGCAACAAGCTCCGTATCAATTAGCTCAGATTTGCCAATCAAAGTCTTCAGAAGCACATCTTGACGTATAGATTGATTATCAACGCTGCGTACTCGATCTATAAGTGAAACTAATATCGCCTGCTGTCCATCTAGTTTTACACTCATCCGTTCCTCCGAATGGCTAATAGCTTCCAATATTTTATCGTCTAGCGTATCTACCTTAGTTTCTAACCCATCAATAATACGGTTAATCAATTTCCAGATAAACCAACCCAGTCCTAGTGCAGCCGCTATAGGGAATCCTACTTCACTAATAAATGCTACAACGCCATCCATAGCGCTACTCGTTTATAGGCTGGACTCGCTTTTTAGCCTGCCTAAGCGTGTCGCCCATAAGAATACGACGTTTAATAAATGCCTGTTTATCTTTAGGCAAATTCCCAATGGCCTGTGCTTGTCGTTTAGACACACTATGCTTTTTTAATTTCATCCGGGGGCGTTTCATAGATCTATATCCTCACTTTTAGGCAGAAGGCCTAGTAGGCCAGGTAACATCTTTAAGTTCTGTTGAATCACTATGAGAGGCCATAAAGTCCCGCAATGCTTGACGGTACGTAACCCACTCCGCTTTCTTGCTATTTGACAACGGACCGTCAGACATTTGTGTCCAATCCGACTCCTTTAATAGGATATCCCTCCTTCTTCTAACCTCGCCAGTATTAGTACCAGAAACATAGGGAGGTGTATAACTTTGTGCCGCCCCGTCAACTACTTTGTATTTACCTGGCTTATAAGAGCCCACAATAAAATCGTGGTCGCTGTCTATGTGAATATGTGACTCTTTCTCCACATGTAAAGTCTGAACAACTACACCAGTTGACTTCTCATATATACTTACAGTCTGTGGGTAAGCCATTATCTATACAAGCCTGCGACGGAAACATTAGTTATAAAACCTAAATTCCCGGTATCGACATCGTTAGACCCGTTATAGCCATATCCTCCAACACCATATATCCACCCATACACATGGATATACCTAGTAAGAGTTGTATCAGTTCTGGTCGTAACATCAAAACCCAGCTGCAGAGGTATAGAGTCCAGTGACCCGTCAAGAATATATCCTTCTGTGTCAGTCCATGAACCGGAAGCAGTAGTAGTTGAACTGGTTGATACACATAGAGAAACAAGACAGGCTGGATAGACGCCATGACTGCCAAGCAAACTTGTGCCTACGGGCTTATAAAATGCAGTAGCAATAAAAGACTTAGCCACACCCGTTGCTGTTGGAGGAATACTTAAAGTTAGAGGGCTACTTAATAAAGCTTTTTCACGGCCCGCCGCCATTTCCGCCGCAAAAGTTGAATAGCTAGTAGTGTGAGCGGTAAAGTCATATTTATTTGCTTCAGCAGCAACGGTCCGTCCCATCGTCCCATCAATCGCTATTCCGGCTACGTTTAAAGTGTTTGTGGTTATACGAGCAGCCGACATAGTACCTGTAGTAATACGTGCAGCACTCATGCCCCCAGTGGTTATCGTGTCTGCATTAACAGTTCCTATTTTAGCTGCTGCAATAGAAGCGTCTTTAATACGAGCCGTGTCGATATAAACAACGCCACTATCTACAATAAAAGGTGCTACAGCTGTGTCTCCTGCGTCAGTTCCCGTCGCATTCCATATTGCAAACTTATCAGCTTTAAACTGTATTGCGGAGCCACTATTGTCTGCAGCTCCATGGGCGTTATTTTCAATCACCATGCCCGCTACTGCGCCATTAGAATTTACTTGCAGTACATAAGCTGCGCCCGCATCGTTTTGCAGGGCTGTAATATTTACACCGTGAGCGGTATCGGCATCTGTAAGAATCGAATACCCAGGTAAGCCAGCTAGTGTTTCACTCAACGTGGTCATTACTGCGCCAATATCTACCGCGGTAGTACCCGTATCGGAGGGGCTAAACGGCCCAATAACATCAGAAGTAGAAACGTGCCGCACCCAATAAAAATAAGTTGCGTTGTAGCCTACTTCTTCCGACCAAACAAAAGCGCGGGTAGTGTCTACACGTATCGCGGCGCCCCTATCGTCGCTCTCGCCTCGCCAGATCTCGGTGTAAGCAAGGCCAAGAAATTGAGGGCTGTCCCAGGAAAGAATAAACGAACTGTACGCAGCAGAAGCACTAAACCCTGTAGGTGTAGGAGGGAGCGTAGCATCAATTACTACGGTTGGCTCAAAGTCTGTAGCCCCAGTACCTACGTTAGGGTCAAATGGGTTGTCTAAAAGTTCTTTAGCTAACCCACTATCTATAAGCTCACGGAGCGTAATTGCACGGTCTTTGGGATCACCGCGCCGCCCAAGACGTACCTCCAGGGCTTCTTTAACGGACTCAGCAAACTGTTTTAACTCCGGGTCAGATTTTGCAGGGACCTTATAAATAGAGGGGACTTTAGTTCCATCAGTAGCCATTTAAGCCCCCTTTAATTCGTCTATAGACTCAGCAATGCACACTTCATTAACAACTTTAGCTGACTGGACTTCCACAGCGTACGAACTATAAATACCACTGGGTAGTCTAACTACAGGCTCACTTATAGTGACCGCACTATGGCTAGGAGTAGTTCCCGTTACTGTGTATACACTACCTGAAGCAGCAATAGTGGCGTGGTAAAACGGAGTCCCACTCCCGTTCCCATACACTTTAACAACAACGGGGTAATCTTCTGCGTGTACTTTCATAAAGCCCATGCTACACGGGCGTTCCGGTACATATTCTTTGCTCTTCCAGGTAAACGTTTTATTAGTAGTATTGCCTTGGAACTTTTGGATTTTATAGTCAGAACCGGCCTCTACTATTAAGTACAGCTCATTATCGTCCGGGTCAGTGTAGCCGCCCGTGGCATCCGTGGTGCTCGTTTGAGATAAAGTAGTCAGGACATTCTGCTGTTGCCCCCTAGGATCAAATATAAACCCTCCGTAATTACTACCGCTGGTATACAGCCCTACATAACGTCCTTCCCAGAGAAATCCGCGTAATGAACTTGGGTAATAGTCCGCTCTCCACTGTTCAGGGGAAATAAGCCCCTCTGTTACTACCTCTACTTGGGAACCTGCCACTGCAACAAGGCCATCAGCCCCCGCGTACAGTACAGATGCGCCCATATCCACCAAGGAAGTTTTGCTCAAACAAGCTTGTGCCGCTTCTACACGGGCAAGACTCATAGATTGTGGATCAGTGCCCGCTACTATATAAGGAGTGCCTTCAGTAGCAACAACAAGGCCTTGCCCCGCCATTTTTATCCCGACAATCGTTTCTTCTATTGTAGCGCGATACGCCACAGGCCAAGCGTGTGGTAAATAAGGCTCCGAAAAACATATTCGTTTACCTGTAAACCCCGCGAATATCCCATTAGGCATAGCCGTAAGCCCCTGCATACTACCCTCTGGGTAATCAGCTGTGACTTCATTCGGGGGACCAATCCAATAAGTGCTAGGGATAAGTTCCGCCAAGGCAGAGTTATCCTTGGAATCAGCATAGGTAGTAGTAGCTAAAGTTACTTCTGCAACAAACTGAAACGCTGTGGTATTAGAACCTGTGTTCGAACGATATATACGTTTGTGTGTAATATTGGTATTAGTACGACCCGCTCCAGAACCTGCAGACGTACTCATATTAGACACCGTTACCGTTTGTCCATCCACTTTATCAAATACGGTGGACGCGGCAGAAGGGGGACCTTCCTCTCCGTACGCAGACACAAAGGTATACACATACGATGTACTGTATTGAACCTGGGTCTTGTCGTCCGAAGGGGTAAGACTATGAGAAGCACCAGCGCCATCATTCGTAATATCAATAGCAGTCCCCGCTTTTGCGTTCGCTAGAGTAGTAGCAAGCTTAACCGCAGGAGTAGTCCCTCTAATAATGTAATAAAAGGTAGTATCCGTAAGCCCTGGTATCTGGGTGCCACCCCCATCTTTATATTGAACTACATCACCAGTTCTCAAACTGTTGTATTGCGCCGTAGTAAGAGTAATAGTGTCAGCGCCAGGTGTAACAGCGCTTGCCCCATCAAAAGTGATAGCCGTCCCCGCGACACTAGTGCCACTAGTAACCGTAGTTATTGTGTTTTCAGGGATAGGAATACCTAAACGATAGGAGCTATCAGGGTAAGGAGCCCCACCACCACCTGAAACTATTACTAGATCATTCCGTGACATACGAGGGAAACCCCCCGCACCTCCTTCTCCTGTCCAATACACACGGTCAGTAGCATCTGCTGCAATAGGGCCAAGGACTACATCGACCCCTTCATCTGCCCATTCCAGCCAATAGTCGACACCTCCAGTCTCGTACTTGAATATCGAATTACGACCAGTAGCAGATAAAGTATAAGCATCCGTATTATTACGAAGGGGGACAAGACGTCCACTGTCCAAGATAACATCTTCTGCTGTCTGGGCTAGAGTATCCCCCAATAGTCTTGGCGAGATCTGCGGAGCAATACCGCTAAAAGATATCAGCTTGAAATAGGCCATTTAGCCCTCCACTAATAAATCTCTTAAGCGCGTACTTCTAGCTCCGACTTGCCTAGCCCATTTTGAATCGAGCATTTCAACCCCAGCGGTTTTCCAATCACCCTTTTCCATTGCAGCAAGGAACTTCTTAAATCCGAGTAGTCTAGTAAGCCCTAGGTTAAAACACATGTTTACACATACGCGTTGTCTCGCGTCTGATAAACCTTCAAACCAACCAAATGTACGCTGCAACTCATTCACTGCAACATCTATATCACTTGCGAGCAAGAACTCGGCTTCATCCATAGAAACCCCTACATCCTGTAAGTTTCTACCAATCCCTATGGTCCATATGCCCACCGTATCCTGATAGGCCTTAAGTTCTACACCCTCATCGCGTTTTAATTCCTCAACCAAAAGATCTCTATTCATTGTCAATCTTCGCCTTTAAACTTCTTACTCTGGCCCGATGTACCTGCATAAATACCAAACACTGCAGCCATTGCACCTACAATTATAGAAACTAACCCCGCCTGTTCCAGATTAGGTTCGTCCAACGTCATAAACCAGACAACTACCTCATAGAGCAAATAAATGTAAACACCTACAAATACCCTGGGAAAAATACGCCATGCATCAACGGTCTTGGCTAGATGAATCCATCTTTGGTACGGATTCACACCAATATTGTTAGGTGTCACCTCTACCTCAAGCTCGACTTTTTTCTTTATTGGTTCACTCATCACTTTATAAACGCTGCAATTACAATACAGGCTGCAATAAAGGGGTATAACCCCGCTGTTGCTTTTTCCAATCGCGACAATCTTGCTTCAAAAGATTCCGCCCTAATCAGACATTCCGCCTCGTGTTTATCTAAGGCAGTTTTGACTTTTTCGATATCGTTCACCGCGGGAGCCTTTTTCTTTGCCACCTTTTTCTTTGCCTTAGCCATTTACGCATCTCGGAGTTGTTCATCGGTTGGTCTAGCTAACGAAGGGTGGCTCCAACTTTTTATATAATCGCCCTTGCCGTCGCTATCGTTTTGCAACGCTATGGTTCCTTCTGGACTAAAATCAGCGTCTGTCAGGGACGGGTGAATTTTTTTAATTTTTGAAAACAGTGTGGACATTATTTTTCTCCTATGCAGTTCGACTTACTAAAACCGCAGACATAAAAGTCGCTTGGGCTAGATCGTTTATTTCCACGCCTGACGAATCTTCGCTAGCTATTTGAGCATACAATTCCAGATAATTACTTGAACCGTTCATGTAAATCACATCGCTACAGCTAACAATAGTGGTATATAAATCGTCATTGGTAGCCCCGACGTAACGGATTCTGCCCTGAGATACTGTCGAACCATCTTTTCGTACCATAATAATAATGTCGTACACATCTACATTCGAGATATCTTGAATCGATGCGTTTACTTTATAATAACCTGCAACCAATGGCGTATAACGGTAATGCGTAGAGTGGTCATAATAGCCGCCAATATCAAAAGTCTCTGCGTTTAACTCAACCTTCGTAGCTGTATTGTGCGACAACGACTGGTCGGAACTATCGCGATACGCTCTAAAAGTTGGGTTAGGCGTAATAGGCATATGGTTCGATTTTTGTCGCGCTTTACTTGGCATTATTCGCCCTCCCTAATCGGCGTCGTCGATAGTTAATTCACCCGCCGCAACGAGCCGCATAATTTCGGCATAATCGGCGTTATTAGGATCTAATGGAACGTGCATCGTTTTACCATCGGATACAATCACGATGCCTTCGTTGCTGTCCGCATAGGGTAACGTATAGTATTTTGCTGAGGTAATATTCATATCATAAATCCGCTGTCGCGACGGCGTGTGCTTTTATGTAATTATTATTGCCAACGCCTGAGCTATCATCCGCTCTATTTATAAATACTGAAGTAGCTGAAGCCATAGTAGCTTGGCCCGTGCCATCAGTTGTGTCTGATGTAACTTTCCCAGTAGTGTCCGCATTTTGAGTGCTGTAAAGCGTCATAGTAGGAGTGGCTCTCATCTCAACCGGAAATCTCCAATTACCTGCACTCACGTAGGCCGAAACTGCTTGGCTTGTACTTACGACGGAGCCATTATTGGTCGCCGTTCCCGTCGCTGTGCCGTAAGCATAAGTGCGGCAAAAATATCGCTGGCACTGTTGCAGCTCATCTCCGAAAGTACGATGTTCGTATTCTGTTGCTGTGCTTCCTGCTT